CGACGTTGTACGGTTTCAGAATAGCCTGTTTGATCGAATTCATTCATTCTACGCTCTCCGCTCTAAGTCATTCATCATTGAGTACGCCTTCTGAATGCCTTTTTGAGAATTACCGTTTCCAAGTCCCTTAACAGCGTCTTTGGTCAAGACAAATTCTCCTGCCATAAGCATAGCAGGAACATCATCTTGTTGACCAGACCCTTCCGAGGGCATAATTCCACCGTTTCGACGGGGGAAGTATTGACCATCTATGTAACCACCCTGTGCAGCTTGCCTTATATTCGGCCTAGCGCCGGGTATGTTGATAGAGGTGTTTCCTGTGCCACCAAACGGCCTTGAGGCATAGCTACTTCCGCCGCCATCAGAACCTCCGGTTATTTTATCTAAAGCACCTGAGCCTAGTGCCGTCAGTAAAGCCTCACCTACTTTTGAGTTTAAAAGGTTGGTGGTTTTGCTATTTGGGTCCAAAAGACCTGCGTTTACAAGGAAATCAGCATAACCTAAAGTTCCTTCGGCTTGCTTGAATTGACTAACTGGATCGACTGCGCTTATTCCCTTTTCAAGGGCTTTTTGTATAGCAGAAGTACCTGAACCGTTTTGTCCCAGACCTTGAGGAGCAGCAACACCTTGTTGAATTGCTTGCTGTATGCCAGACATTTGTTCGGCTTTTTCTTCAGATTTTTTACCGAACATATTTTGTAAGGGATTTTCCGCGCCCAGCCCTTGCATCAAAAGAGTTGCCATCAACGCTTCTTTGTTAGAGTTGCCACCTACTACTTTAGAAATAATTCTATTAGTTACAAAGTCACCAAGGAGGTCTGCCCCTTTATCACTAAACAATTTGTCCAACATACCTACAACTCCGAGCGCAGTTTACTTGTCTTTATCACACTATTCCATAAGTTCAAAGTGGGGTCCGTCAATAAACGGACGTTTGCCCTGACTTCGACGCAAGTCTACATAAGCGTTCATGGCTTCTTCCATTGTGCCATCCCAGTCTCGTATGTCGTCAATATGCCAAGCTGCGCCCCACCGAACAGCCACACCCACGTCAATAGCCCCTTGCTTTACAGCATCCGCAAGGTCATCGTACAAATTCAATTCCCACGATCCGCGCGAACCCACATAGGCTAAAAGGTCAAGAGCGCGGCCCTCAATGTGTTTGGACTTCATCGTTTTCGATGCGCCCTTTTTGACAAGCTCACGTTGTTCTCCGATGGTTCTTAGTCCACAGATTACACCAAAGTCGGTTTTTGTGTGCCCAATAGCTGCTTTTGCAACGGCTACTAACCGCTCGTCTACGCCTTCCATTCGGTCAAGGCTGCGTTGTGATAGTTTATATGTCATTTCATTTCCTCTTAAACAAAGCCTGCGCACCCCGAACACCAAAGCTGGCGCTTATCGCGATACCTAAGCTATAAAAATACCAGTCGGGCGCTTTGGAAAGTTGCTCAAACCCACGATCAACCCAGCCCTCTGCGCCGGGGATGAAGGCTAAAATCAACGGGATTGACAGAACAATTACGAACCATTCGTCTTTCCAACTTGATTTCGCGCCTTCTGCCATGATGCGTTCCCAATCGGCAACGCTTGTATGTTCCGAAAGCATAATTTTAGCTTTTGCTTCCGCTTCGGTCAGCTTGAGCTTGGCTTCCGCAGCCTGCTTAGTAGTCTTTGCATCCAGCCAACCTCCGGCTAAGTTAGCTAATGGACCGATCAGAGCCTGTATCATTTGTCCACCTCATACTCTACTTTAGAAGACGAAGCTGTGCTTGTCACCGTGGTCTTTGATTCCTTGCCCATCCAAATGCCAAAGCACCCCGTAAGAGCGCCCATACAGACGCTTACAAGCCCTGATTGAGCAACGCTGGGGTCATCTAGCCCCATGAACCAATGCACCGCCTGATACGTCAGCACAGTAACTGCCAACATCATCAGCCGTGGAAGAATCTTCCAGTCATCAAGTATCGTGTGTGCCATCTTCTATACTCCTTGCATACGCTACAGCGTGGTGCTTGTGGTGGGTTATTATAACAACTTTTCCGTATTTGTCATATACAACGTAATTCCCTTGTTTATTCTGGTATAACCTCAAAACAATACACCGTCGTTTGGCTCGTAGTTATCAAGACTTTTGCATCCTCAAGAGCTTCTCTACACTCGTTCTCAGTGGTGAACTGATTGAGTTGATAGTGCTCAATGTTGTTATTCATAACTTGAAACCAGACTAAAAACCACATCACCACTTCCCCTGATACCGACCTAAGTAATAAAATCCTGTAACCACACCAGCCGCAGCAATGATAAATATGACTGAGCCAACGACAAAGTTGATCGCGTTGTCTATCGCCTCTTGCTTTTTGTAAGCCTCTTCTTTGCGGATGCGGCGCATCTCGCCCTCGATAGCGAGCACTTCCTCCCAAGCTGATGGTCCGTAAACCCATGATATGTGGTTTTTTATTTCACTTCTCATGGACTCCATCTTTTTCTTTTGAGCGAATATCTCAATAGCACTGGCGCTATTGTCAGACATCATTTTGTAAAACGGAGGATTCTTAGTCTTGTCTTCAGCATACTGAAAGTCAGAAAAAGCGGCTCCCCACTTTGCGAGAGTGCCACTCATTTCTTGAATATCTTTCCCCGCACTAATACCTTGTTTAAGAATATTAAAGGCGCTGGTGGCAAGGCCGACTGCTGTGATTGGATCAATCATGTCTCAAAGAACCTCGCAGGGCAAACGTAAAGATAGTTAACTCGAAAAACCCTGTCATACCACAAGCCGTTTGTTGCCGTGCCGCAGTCGTAATAACAATACTGAAACAACTGATTACCGCCCTGTGTCCATGCGTATCCAAACGACACGAAGACTAACGCGCACAGCATAGTACTAGGTTTCCCCAGAAATGGCCTCTGGTGCAGTTACTGTAATACTTGTACTGCGCTTTTCAGAGCCAGTCCATGGTTGCGAACACTGGGGACAATTACCGTCAGGGTAACTTGCGATCTCTGAGGGAGTGTCAACTGCGTTGTCACAGCTCACACAATGCACTGTGTCAGAACTCGTCGAAGGTTTCCACTTCGAGCCGTCGGTCATTATAATAATTGTATCTGTCATGTTGTAACCACCGTAACTGAACCAACCCCGCCCGTGCCAGTGGATCCGCGCACATGGGGACTGTCGCTTAAAGTTATCTTAACAAACCCGCCCTGCTGAAACAATGCCCCTGTTTCAAGACCGGAATCATCTGTCTGCAAGTCAGTCAAAGTTAACTTGGTGGCTCGTTCTTCTCCAGGGTTTCCTTGCTGCTCCATGTAGACAGAAAAACTCTGCGTTAAGTTCGCAAAGTATTGCTGGCTGTACTGCGCAGGAGGAACCGGGAAAAACGGACGTACTAAATTCCGAGCCACTATCTTCTCCCGTCAGGACGAATGTCTAGCCTTGGAGATCCAAGCCGCCAGCTAACCCCGGTGTCTTCCGACGAAATGCGGAAAGCAAAACTTCGACCCCGCAATCGGACATCAATCTTCTGTGTAAACTGCTCCACAGGCACAGAAGCTGTTTTTTCCACAGGGGCTCCCAACGTTTGAAGATAGTTTCCGCCGGGAAAGTTCCTAGTCTTCAATGTCATAGTGGCAGAGGGCGTGGATGCCGTCGAGTTTAGAAACGTTACATCAGGAACCAAGCGCCTTATGAAAGCAAAGTTGTCCCCATCGCCAATGTCTACTTGACTCGACTCTATATACGCAGAAATAGCGGTGGCAGGCGTTGTTGAACCGTCATCAAAACCTAGCTCATGCTCGTACAGATACCCGTCTTGAGAGGCCGCGATAGGATCGTCGTAAATACCCTGATCTATCCACGCTGTCCGAGCTAGATTCCCATAGTACCACACTTTCTCTATGTAGTTGTAAACAACGTACTTATCTACATTCTCACTGGATGCAGACGGATAGAACCACCACACCTCAGAGTTCTGACCGTTGACTGAAGCAACAACTTTTTCCGTCTGAGAGTAGTTAAAGTTGTCAAACACATAGTCACGAACAGTGCATGGTATTTGCTGTACAGTACCCGCAAAAGCGAAGAACTGTTGCTGGCCCATCCAAAACACGTTGTCCTCAACCGCAACTGCAGCCAGAGGCCCCATGATCGATGTCTTTTCAGAGATCAGGTTTATCCCGAATGTAAACGGTGGGCCTAAGAACTGCATAGCGTACAGCGATTCGTCTGTGTACACCAGAATCTGCTGCTTCGTTTCTACCGCAGTAACAATCTCGGAACCAGAGCCGAGGCGCAATTCTCCCGCGGTGTTGTCCGCGGACGTAGCCCAGTCTGTCAAGGATTCCTGAGACGAGAACCGAATAGCCAAGGGATCTTGAACCCCCGGATTGCTCTCAGTGTCACAGCCGAAAACAATAACGTGCCGATCTCTGTCAGAAACCAAAACTTGTTTGGCAACAGTAGGAGCCGAGACAGACCCAGCTAGATCAACGATGTTAACAGCGGGTGTCCCTAGACCAACCGCCGCGTTCCAGTAGTACACCCCGCCATCTCGGACGTTGATCAACAGATCTTGTCCAAAGTTGTCGTGAGACCATATGCGTAAAGTTTCCGTAAGAACATTTACATTCGCCGCAGAGCCCCATGTGCCACGGCCCCATGTACCCGCACCCCAGCCGTTGCCGAATACAGTGGTATCCAAACCTACATTAACTTGATACGCAGCTACGGTCAGACTACCACCGTTACCTGTATCGCTAGCACTTGCTAGAACAGGGGTAGGCGTGTACTGTCCGTCCACAGTGATGGCTCCGAGATCCGCTACCTCCCGTGCTTCAATAGTGAAGTTGTTGTCGTCAATAATGGTAGCTATCTGATACTCTTGGTTCAGTCGCGCTGCCGTAATGTTTCCGCCAAGAGATACCGCATCACTAAACGTCACAAAGTCTGACTTGACTGCGCCGTGCGCTGTTTCAGTTACTGTAATTGTAGCGTCCCCGTTAGACGCTGAAAACGTTGCGTCTCCTGCCCCCGCGGTCAATCTAATCGGAGTTATGTCGATGAACTCCCCGCCTTGATCTATGTAATACTTTAGGTTTGTACCCACTCCGATAAATTTATCCTGCGACAAAGTCATCCAAGGATGCAACGCACGGCACGTTCCTAGAAAAGAGCTAGCAGAACGCTTGACCCAGCCGCCAATTTTTTCAGGGAACCCAAACCTGAAACGGACCTTGTCTACGTCAAACCAACCGCCTTCATTCGAGTAAGACGTTGTCTCTCGATTCACACCCGGTTTAAACAGTAGTTTTGTAAGAGGCATTATGAGTATCCTATTCTAAAGACATTCCCATATCCGGAACCGTTATCTACACGATCAAGCAGGAAAGCTGCCGTACCATCCTGCTTCATCCGTATATTTGTTGCGCTTGCCAAGTCAGTGGGCAACGTAACACTTGTAGCAGTTCCAGCAGTAGTGACATTCCATGCGTTAGCTAACGGGTACTGCATCATAACATTATTTGCGCCGGGAACTTCCCTAACGACGTACATTTTTGTGCCGTCAGGGCTAAAGTCAACTGATTTGAAAGGTTCGTCCTGCCCGTTGGAGTGGGTAAATGTTTGGCTCTTAGACCCCGCCGAGGAAACGTTGTTTACAGACCAAGCCCCGCCGCAGTCATATTGGTACACACGGTTGGTGGTTGTAGTAGTATTGATTATTGAAGTCGTAGTGAAATAAAACCGGAGCCCATCGGGCCTGAAGAAAAGCCCGCTTTTACTCGAACTTGTTACAGAGTCACTCTCTGGACTGTTGTTGTTCTGTGAGGCCCAAGGGGTCGTCATAGGGCGGCGGTATATCTTATTGTTCTGGTTCCCAATCATGAAGAGATTAGTTCCATCAGGTTCGAAAAACACACCCGCGAGTGAGTTATCATACCCAGCTATACCTCCCACAGAACCGTAGTAGCTGGCGGTGGTGAGGTCAAAAGGAGTGCTCATATCCCAACGCCGGACAAATTCATTTGTGTCCCCCGTGAAGAACATTGTTCCGTCCGACCTAAGATAAAACGCAGAGGGGATTTGCCCACCGATGTCAGCAGATAAAATATCGTAGTAATCAGATATGGGTGCAGTCGTGGAACCTGACCACGACATGTCCGAGATATTCCCCCATCCGGGGCTACCAAAAGTTCCTTGCATAAGAAGCTGTGTGATGAAACTCATTAGCTCATGTCCTGACCTGCCGTAAAGCCGTACCAATTACTGCCCGCGTCTGTCGTGAAAAACCCATACACGTCAATGTCACCCGAACCCGTAGAAACAACTGGGGCGAAACCCCCAGACCATTTTATGCTGCTGGGCCAAGTAACGGTGAAACCGGACGCACCCTGAACAATGCGCAAAACAAAGCCGTATGCTGTGCCACTTGCAGGGGGGTTGCTAAGGGTTAGAGTGGTAATGTTCTCCGTAAGAGTGGTTTGGAACACGTTCCCTGTTTCAAGATCCAATGTGAGAGCATTACTCGAGGAGGAACCAGTGGCATACGTTTCATTGTATGACTTCGCCTTCAACTCTTCGGAAAGAAGCACATCCCCGTTGGCATCAGCCGTAACAACCTTAGAGGCTTGAGACGTACCCAAAGTTGTTATGTCGTTATAGTTTATTTCCGCCGCCGTTGCAGTCAACCCCAAATTAGTTAGGGCGGTGACTGCGCTAGCAACATCAGAAAGGTTGTTTGATGCCTGCAAATAGCCTGTGAGGTTTGGCGCTGTAATTAAATCAACAACTGCTGACGCTGATCCCACGCCGTTGCAGTACACTATAGCTGTGGCCCCGTTGGAAACCGTAACGTTGGCTCCAGAACCTTGAGAAAACGTGCAAGCATAGCCCGAATTGTTGTCAATGAAGTACAACTTTTCTGCGTCATTGGGTGATACAGTAATAGTACACGCTTCAGTAGCGCCCGATAGAACTAAAACCTTGTACATCCCGTCCGAGAGTGTCCCGTTAACGGTTGTCAAAGTATGCGCCGCGCCCGAGGAGGACAGGTCGATTGTTCCCACCCCACTGGTCAAACGGTCAACGATATCAAAGTTTGTGTTTGTGGTGTTACCCCACGTTCCAGACTGTTCGCCCGTGGCGATCCGCTCTAGGCCACCGTTTGTTGTGTATGAACTGGGCATTTATCTAACCTTTATGCTGCAATGGGAGTCCATATGGTTTGTGGACCCGGTACAATCTCAGTATAGCTTGTTCCAGGGCTCGGAACAATCCTCTCCCCCAAACAGTAGCTTTACAGTGTGGGCCAATCTCCTTCGTCGAGAAACGGCCAGTCACGATGACTTGTTATAGCACGAAGTGCGGATCGATACACTGAGTATTTTTCAGGGATCGCGGCTCCAGTTTCTTGAGCTTTGATAACAACCCAATCCGTAGCCGCCAACTCTTTCTTTTGCCTTGCCGTAAACTTAGCAATTAAAGTAGATTTTTCGGTAGCGTGAATTTGTTCTTTTTCGTCTTCAGTTGAATACCGATCACGAACAATCCAAACGTCTTCGTACCTTTGATTCTCTTCGTTGTATCTAACCGAATCAAAAACAACTTCTTTTAAATAGTCGTCGTTTCTTGGGGGTGCAACTGAATGCACACGCGCAAGGCTCAACGAAACAAGAAGATCTTCGCCCCACTCCTTCGGAAAAGACGTGTTGGAGTGAAAGGCTTTCCACTCACTTTTGGATTTAACTACTCCCGTTTCTGTATGTATGTACTGCATACTGACACTCCATTAGCTTAAAGCAGCAGTGTAAAGTACACCACCTGTTAGAAAAAAGAACTTTGAATCATTGTCACCAATGTCAAACGAATCGAGCCCGTCCAGTAAGGTGCCAGCTGTACTCACATAGGCGTTTGAGGCGCTGCTCCCCGAGGCAACATCGTAATAATCCGTGAGAGGGAAAGCGTAAATCCTATCAACATTATACGCATGAACCCATATTTTAG